CCTCTTAGGTGAGAAAGAGATACTTCAATCCCATTCTCATGTCCCTTGTTACCATCAACACGTCTCAAGTGTGATACTAAAATAATACCGGCACCTGTTTCTTCTACTAAACTTCTCAGTCTAGTCATGATAGTATCAATAGCACGTCTCTCATCCCCTTCATGTACAGCACTGACTAACATATGTAGATGGTCAACGACCACCCACTTACAGTCACATCCTATAATCATAAAGCGAAGCTTAGTAAAGATGTCATCGATATCGTTGGTACCGAAGTGGGAGTGTACCCATACCCTATTACGATTCTCACCATCATAAAGTACGTCAAAAAACTTATCAAGTTCTTCTTTACTAAACCTCTCTCTTACTTGGTCAACATAGAGCCTAGCGTTAGCTTCAATAGAAAGTATACCATCAATGGTACGCCTCCAATCTTCTTCTAATGCTATAATCCCTACGTTATCATCAGTATTTTTAATAAGATGATGTTCAAGTTCACGTGTAACACTAGACTTTCCAAGCCCTGTACCACCTGTAAGAGTTACTAATTCTCCTTGCCTTAGACCATACAATTTCTTGTTCAGTCCTTCATAAGGATAAGGAACACTTTCTTTCTTCTCACGATTATGAAACTTCTCACGTTGTTCAGATACATTTATAACCCCAGATGGAGTATAAACTTTAGCTGACCACCATGCTTCAACAAACTCTTTATGTCTGTTGTTCTTAAGCATATCGTTAGGGTCTTTCCAACCGTTAGGTAGTGTAACTATACGAGCCTTTCCGGGCTTGAAAAGTCTTGCAACTTTTATACTAGCTTCTTGTCCGGCTTTGTCTTTGTCAAAAGCAATGATGACATTTTCAAAGTTATCAAAGAACTCTAAGCTTTCCTTGATATCTCTGACTGCACCATTGGCACCACGTTTGATAGATACTACAGCCCACTTAGAACCAAGCAGTTCATACGTAGCCATAGCATCACACTCTCCTTCAGTGACAGTAACATACTTACCACCTTTGAAAAGTTGTTGACCAAACAACCCTGTATCGTTATAACTTCCGGAGACATAAAAGTCTTTGTCCTTACAGTTCCTAACTTTAGTAGCTGATAGCTCATGCCCATTGTAGTAAGGGTAAAAATGTTTAACGACATTACCTTGTAAGTCATGTACACATTTAACCCCGTACTTCTGAGCAGTTGGCATAGAAATTTTTCTGTCTGTTAAGGCTGAAAACTTTCCTTCATCTACCATATCGGGTTGCTTAGTCTGAGTTGTTGTTATTGTTTGCATATCCTTTCCTCCACATGCTTTAGTATAGCTAGGCATAAACTCTCCACAGCTAAAGCATTTTGCTGAGTCATCTTCGTTGATTCCTACAGCATCACTGCTTCCGCACAGTGGACAAGGTTGATGTAACTTATCCCAAGTTTTATCCATGTTAGCCCTCACTACACAATTAAGACTCGTCTTCTGAGTCTACTACTTCTTCTTCTGGTTGTTCTACAACTGCCTCTGGGCTTTCCTTTAGGATAGCTTCGAGATTATTCTGGTGTCCTTGTGAAGCAAAGTTCAAAGCTTCTACTAGTACATTCAACGTACCTATCTTGCTGATAGATATGTTAGCACCGGCTTTATTATCTTCGTTCTCAATCTTTGAAACATCATAGACTGATTCACCGTCATCATTTTTAATAGTAATAATCATAATTAAAACTCCTCGTTATCTGAACTAGGTTCAGTGTATTCAACTAAATCAGTAACCTTCACAGCTATTAATTCTGCAAATGTACCATACTTTCCTGTGTAAGGTTTAATCTTCACAGTAACTTCTGAGCCATTACCAACACTAACATCTAAAGGGTTGCCATCGTTGTCAACTAACTTAGGTGCCGGATTGGTTGTCCCATCGTGTCTATCTACTTTTCTACTGAATGAGAAAGCCGGTTCATCATACTTAGGTTGTCCATCTCTGGTTCTAACCCTTGATAAACCAATACCCTCTAACTTAGTAGCAGTATCTTCATCAGTCAGCACAACTATTCCATACTTATGTGGCTCAAACTTAGTGTTTGGTGTGCTGATATTTGCCCACATAGCTTTTCCTTCTACGTACTCATACATATATTATTCCTCCTATAGGTTTTAGTTTTTGTATTAAGTGATTGGAGTCTAGCATACTTCTTGCTTTTGTGCAAGTCTTTTTAATCTTCTTTTTTCATTCAGTCTATCTCGCAATACCTGTAGGTCTTCATCCAAGTCTTCCCATAATTCGTTCTTTACTTCTTGTAGTTTGCCTTTAGGTATTTTACTTCTGATTTTTATATCAGACTTCTTAGGTATCCACGTTTCCCAGAACTGTTTCTCTTGACATGCATCTGTGTATGACCATTGGATAGTCTTGTCTAATACTTTGGATTCAAATTCAAACATGAAAGGTAAGTCAAACTTGCTCACCCATTCTGATAATTTCATTAGTAAAACTCTCCTGTTGAAAAGTTTAAAAACAATGGGTCTTCATCACAGTCCCAATCCCCATCATAAAATTCTTGAATATAAATTCTATTGACAGCGTTGTCTAATTCTTTTAATTTAATTTTAGCTTCTTCTAAAGTTTTAAAATATAATTGTCCCCAAGATTTACTTGAATCATGTTCATCATGATATTTTTGATATTCAACACAATATCTTATTGTATTTTTCATATAGCCCTCCGACTTGTTTGAAAATGTATTATAACATATGTAATTTTGAAAGTCAAGTAGGTAGTTTCTCAGTCCCGAAGATTACTACCAACTCCTCCAACAGCAACTTGAACTATAGGTTTTTATAGTGCCTGTCAACACTCGCAAATTATGGCTTTGTTGTTTAGAGTCTGTGCAAACCACCACGCAATGTGGGAAAATCAGACTATTAGTGTGATGGACGATGGTTTCTAGCACTCATTCCAACCTTCAGTCTACGACCACCTTTAAGGATTTTACAGTAAACTCATCTTACACTAAATCTTTAAAACTTAGTCTGGTTTTAGTGGCACTAGACCAGAAACTAGTAGGTGTCTTTAGGCTTAAGGAAGGTTAGTTGAGGGCTACACCTATCGACACGCCTTAAATAAGTGACTATTGTATTAGGCTTTAACCTCCTTGTCAACCTTTAAGTCTAATAAAGTCACACTATAAATATCATCTTTCCAACTAACCTCATAAGCTATTTGGTCTGTAGGGTTTTCATAATTGTAATATACAATATAACTTTCCCAACATCTAAACTCATCCTTGCTCATTGGTGTTAGCACTACATTCTCTTTCATCTTGTCCACCACTTAGGCTTCTCTCTGTTCTTCTCCCACTTAGCATAATGTTTCTCATGGATAACATAATCTCTATAAGCTACAACAGGATTGTCATTCTTGTATTCATCGGGCATAGCCTGTGCAAGTGGTGTCATGTCTCCTTTACTTATGTTGTCAGGATGTTTCTCAAGTGGCTCATGCAACTTAGTATAACTAAGATGTTCTTTACCATACCTGTAAGTGTACTCCATTGCTAAAGCTAAGAAGTGTATATACAACCATTCATAATTACCTCTTGATTCTCTAGCCCAAATAGTACAAGGATGATTCTTGTATGCCTCCTTGTAAAGCCCGTGTTCATCTGCATAATCATCACCATCTAACACTCTGTGTGCTGTGCATAACATCTGTGCTGTTTCAAGTGGCATCTTCACTAGCATCTTATCGGGCTGTGCTTCTGCTGAAACTACCGGACACTCATCAAAATAAAATATATTCATACCTTTACCCTCCTACTAAGTAATTAATAACTAATGCACATACTAACATAAAAAGTATTGCAAAGTTTACTAAGTCATCATGACTCATTCTACTACAGCTTCCTCTGTAATTAATATCTGTTCATTTGTAAGTACACCTAGTCCACCTGTAGCTGATTGCTCTTTGAATTTATTTTCAACAGCTTCCTCTACTTTTCTATCTACTTCAACAGTTCTATTGTTTATGGATTCTCTCAAACCCTTCTGCATAATTTGTAGATACTCTTGTTGTTGTTTAACAGCTTGTAAAGTTTCCTCTAAAGATTCCACCTTCCTGTTTAAGGTTAGTATATCATCAGCATTTTCAATAGTATCTTCGTTAAGTATCAATATTGCTAAGTACATAGTTAATACAACTGCTATACCTGTTAGTAATTTTATTAAAAACATTTTCATATTATTAACCTCTCCTTGGAATGTAGCTATAGTTTTCCATATCCCATGTAGCATCTAACATCTCTTGCAAACTCCATCTTAAGTTTTGAAGTTTACCAATGTCTGATAGATAAACATCTTGCATTTCAATAGTATTAGTTATCATACTATCAAGTGAATTAAGTTTTAACATCATCTCTTTATGTTCATCTTTACTCATTTCAATAGTCACTTTATTTTTCAATATTTTAGTTTTCATTTTCCTTGCCCTCTATATTTTTTGTAGTTAGCTTTTCTATTTTTATTCATAGTAGAGTAGCCAACATTACCTCTACCTTGACTTGTCTTCTTACCTCTAACTCCTGTAGCACTAACATGAGAAGAGTTAAATGATTTTGATTTAACTGCCATATTACATTCTCTCCTTGTAAAGTTCTTGTAAAGTTTGCAAAGTTTCTTTATTTAATTCTCTTAAATGTTTAGGAATATTATTTTTATTATCTTTATTAATAATTATTTTATTATTCTCTTTAAGTTTTTTAAAGATTGTAAACTTATTTCTAACCTTGTCAAGTGAAAAATATAATTTTTTTCTAATGACTTCTAAGAGATTGTTAGTCATGGGTAGTACCTGTATGTGTGTCAGTTAGTATCCGTGCAACCATGAAGCTTACATGCTCTTCTATCCTATGTATGATAGCTGTATCTTGTGCTTCCATTGGTTTGCTCCATGATTTTATGTCATCATATAATAAGTCAACAAATGTTCTAAATGTATTGTCACTTAATTTTGCTATGACATTTTCTCTAGCACATAAATCTTCTAGTCTTTTGTATAGTGTCTCGTTCATTCTCTTTCTCCTACTATCCAATAATCTCTATGATAAGGTTTCACAAACTTACCCTCATCTTCTCCAACATTATCAAAGGATTCACTAACTCCACAATTAGCACTAACAAATTCTTCTGCTACCTTACTAGCTTCCTTTGAGTTAGGTGCTGTAACTTCTACAGTAAAGCCCTCCTCATAATGTACTGCTATTCTATACCTATTCATCATCTTCCTCCCATGTTTTTACTTCTGTTATTTCTAGGGTATCTTTATATACGTCCCACCTATCCCACATAATATCTATAGCATGTTCTTTGCTTTCAGCATAGTCATCTAAAGAATCTATTTGAACAGTTGTGCTTACTGTTATCTCATATACTTTCATCATCTACCTCCTTTTGTTTTAATGCTTCTAGCACCTCATATAATAATCTCTCTTGCTCTATAAGTCTATCTTTGATATCTGTTATATCGCCTGTAATGTCCTCATATATTATCATCATCTTCCTCCTCTAACTCATCTAAAAATTCATCAACTCTTTTAGCTACCCAATCTGGGATATCTGCTAAAGCTTCCTCAGTATCATCTTCCCAAACAATACCTATATGCCATGCTTTAATTTTCATATTACCTCCTTATAAATGTGTATAATCTATAGCTTTGTAGATATTAACAAAGTTCATCTTCTCTACAAAGAATTTTTTATATAGCCCTGTTGATGATGTACAACCACCAATAAGAACCTCATCCTCATCATTATATTCTAATGCATGTACTGTATATAATGTTCTAGTTTCATCTTCATCTTTATATTTAAAATCTACTCTGCAACTATTAAAAAATGCATAAGCTAATTGTTTCTCTTTTATTTCCATGTTAACCCTCCTCGTTATTAATAATATCTTGTATCATGTCCTCGTTAAGCCAATTAAAAGTCCTGTTGGCGTTCCGTTCCACTAGGTATTTAATGTTGTCTATCCCTTGTGGCTCTCTTGCTATCATGTTCAACACTCTTGGCGTTATGTCAAGCTTGTCAAGTGTGTCAAGTATGTCAAGCTTTTCAAAATAATAATCGTTATATGTTCTGCTCATTGGTTATCCCTCCTGTGTAATTAAACCATCATCAATTAATCTTCTTGCAGTTCTACCGAACCACCCTTGAAGACTCCATGCTAAACCTGTATCTACTAAATGTTGCCATGCTTGTAGTACTTGCTTATCTGTTTCAGCTTCTATAAAGCCTTCTGCTATACCTACTGCTGTGTAATTATCCATATCTTTAACCCTCCATTTCAAAGTTATCTAAATCTATTTCAGCTAATCTCTCAGCCTCGTTCTCTATCCATTCAACATCATCAGAAATTGTACTCAACTCTTTATAATGTTTATCGTATAAATACTCATACAAATTTTGTATGTAGTTCTCTTGTATTGTGTTGCTCATTCTTGTATCCCTCCTTAGTGAGTATCACTTTTATGTAAGTAATAAGCTACTATTAATCCTGTTATTATATAAACTATCACAATTTTAATATTCATGTCAAACATTTTCTTTTAATCTCCTTACCTCTACGGGCTTATTTATTTCTATATCGTTAGGCTGTACAACTATCCATGTATTATGCCACTTGCGAACCCGCTTAAGCTTTGTATAGTCCTTGTAACTGAGTATCTTATACTCGTATATATTCTCGTATCTTTTCATTTTATGCCACCTCTAAGGCTGTTAAGTTGTATTCTAATTCTGTTAAATAAGAATAAGATTTTAAAAACTCTTTCTTTGATAGGATATAAAAGTCTATCATCTTTTCTTTATCATCTGTAAAGCTTTTGTATTTATGTTTCATCTTATGACACCTCTATAGCTTGTATGCGTTCTAAGTTAGCCGAGGTTACAAAGAAATTATTTTGTTCTGTGTCCTCTAGCTGTCTGAGTT